TAGAATACAACTAACCCTACTAGAGTTGTTATAATAGGATTACCTAATTCCATTTTGATTACCTTTTTTGAGAGTTTTGTGAGAGCGTCTTTAGTCATGTATAGCCTCTATGATTGTTACACTAGTATTTAGAACGAACACCTCAAATGTCACAAAACTTTAATATACTCTCAATAGACTAAGAGAGTTTTTCCGAGTTTCCAGGATATGGACCTAGGAGCTTTCTCTGACGGCACACCGATATATATACATCCTGGTAACCTGAGAAGCTGCGACATAATTCCATGGTTGCCATTCTCACAACAATACAGTATAATAGTAGTATGAAAAGATATATGAAGAAACTAATAATAATGACCATTGTAAGTTGGATTGGTATAATGACCTTTCTATACTTTTACATAGGTGATATAATAAGAGAATACTTTTTTAGATGACCAAAGACTTCTTAGATGAAATAACCAAAGAACAAAAGATATTAGACATTGGCCTTAAACAGTCTAAACAAAATAAAGAAGACCGTAGAGAAAAGACTTTGCATGAACTGTTAATGGAAGGCTTTAGAGAAGAACAACGCCAGCGTGAATTAGAGGAAGATGATGATTAAAGGTTGTGTAGGGTTTAGTCGTATTCATGGCCACCTCTGTGGTGATATGATATTAGTAAGAGGTAAAGAAACTGTACATGTAAGATTGCCTTTACCAATATACTTTGTAATGGCACGACTTTGGAGGCGAAAAAATATCCTCGGTAAATTTTTATTTAAAAAGGCTACCTACGAAATCGACACCATAGTAAACTAAAAGTAACCATAGTATACCCTTAACGAAAAAGAAGATAAAAGCCATTAAGAGTAAGGCACGCTTTTTCATTAACGGCCGGACATCCAAGGATTTTTTATTCATTTAATATATCTCTTATGATTGTTATTGCATTTATAGTTTAGCATTTAACAACTAATTTTAAATAGCGTTTTCTGTGGTGGCCTCCTGGCCATACTAGTTGAGGTCTATCGTAGAGCCTCTGTGTTGTACTGCACCTTGTGTGGTATCATTCGTAGTACCATTCACTGTGACTGCTCTGTTACCGGCCACTGTCATTGTATAGTTGCCACCTACCTTGACATTGTAGTTACCACCTGCATTTACATTCACATCACCTTGTTTGGTAATCAGGTTAATCTTGCCAGTATCTACTTGTATATTAATATTCGCATTAGGTCCTACTTGTATATCATAGTGGTTATCGGTCTCACCATCACCATTGATACGGAGTTTATAATGGCCATTCACAGTTAATTCACGGTTGCCATCAATTTGCTGTTGCCATTTACCTGTGGTTATGTTATAATGGTCACCTTTATTCAAGGCCGTATGGTCACCATTGTTATGCCACTCAAAGGATGTACCTGAGGTGTGACGCATATGTACACGATAATGGTTGACACGGTTACCATTTGCATCTATAATAAAACTATCATCGAATTCTAATACATGGCCACTCTCACTCTCATATACATGGTTATATGGATAGACGGCCTCATATGGTATAACAGGTTGATTCCATGTAGTACCATCTGACGCAGCTATTGTACTGCCATCTGCACCTGAGGTCGCATCGAAATCGGCCGTTGCCATGGTTACTCTTCGTGCTAATCTCCTTGAGGCGAGGCTCGCAGCCACTAAGTTAACATCATTAACGGCCAAACGGTTAATATCGGTTTCATTAATCTCTCGTGGATATACACTATGGCCGCTGCCATCCGTACGGACATTCGGGTCATAGAAACCACTAGAAGGCTTGCCATTCTCAATCGGCTTGCCAGGTAAAGTACCTAATATCACAGGTTCTTGGCAATCGTTACCATCTCTGAAGTAACCAAACACCCATGAACCCTCAACAATAAACGGATGGCCACCTAAACCACTGATACCACTAGAAGTAACTGGCAATACACAACTTGCCCAAGGCAAATCTGCTGTCGGCAACTCTGATTTCACCTCTGTATGGTATCCGAGGCATCTTACTCTAAGACGGCCGACCTTCTGTGGGTCATTTCTGTCTTCTACGACACCATTAAACCATATAAAACCGTTTTTGCCGAGGAAATTATTATCGTACTGCATCTTTTTTTACCGATATTGCTCGCCTTTTAATACGCTTGCTATACGCATTTTTCAGCCATTTAATTGTTTTATACGCATAGCCATTCTTACTGGTTTGCCTCTTCGGTAACCCTTGCCTGGTATGGCGTTCCGACTGCGTATTTTCGTATTGGGATAACATTATCATTATTTCTCCAAACATAGTAATTCCTTGATTGCCTCTCTCTTACCCTTATAAAAGTAAGCATATTTGACTTGGTAATACTTATCTATTAATCTATCTATCATACATTTATATGGCCGTTCACATCTGGTGATGGCACATATTCCTCTTTTTCTTTTGGTTGGTTCTTATACTGGTCACTCCACTCTGGTACTAACTCTCTTAATTTCTCTTCGTTTACACATAATACATTGTCTAGTTCTGCATCAGGATATTGTTCTCTCACAATAGGCACCCAATACCCAGGATATCTGTTGACCCACTCTATACACTGTCGAGGTGTACTAAATGTCGGTTGTTCAAATATGAATATATTAGGATTAGTAGGAGATGCCACTAAGAATACGACCATTAACCATTCTGTAAGCATTACTCTTTCCCCTTATCTCTCGGCAATGGTTGTGACGGCCATTGTATTGGCCATTCTTCTGGCCATTGTGCATTGTTGGAAAATTCTCGGAAATCTCTTATCATCTCTTAGTTTACTCCTTCTAATATATCACCACTGAGGATATCTTTATCGGCCTGATATATTGATGTTACTCCTCTATCTGGTGTATTGATTATATTCGTATCCAATTCAGCAGGATATGATGTTCTCACTGCGTCTTTCATACAATTCAATATCATCTCGTATCTTTGTGCTTTCATGTTAAGTATGTGTTTTATGGCGGTAATCATATATCTACCACTGAAATATGGACTACTCTCTTCTCTCTTATCTTTTGCGTTGCCAAGTGGTCTCATTAGTGGTATATCAAAGGTAATGATGTCTCCTGCCTTTAGGAGGCTGTTTCCGAACACTTGTAGCTTAAGATTTGTACTCTTCATACCCTCATATTGTGGTATGCGTATCTGTGTTGTTTCACTATGACTACTCAATTCGTAATCATTATGTAATTTAGATGCCTTACTCTTGGTCATTAGTTTAGCCATATAATTCTGCGAAATATCTTTGTTTGTGTCTTCAAACTTGGTAAATGGTATCATTCCCTTGTCGGTTGCCTTATCACCATTATTATGTTCTGTGTGAAAGTAATTACCAAAGTCGGCAAGATAGTCATATTCAGTCTTCGTAAAGGTTTTATTAAACGCATCATGTTCAATCAGTGTGTTTGCGTAAACTCCTGTTCGTATCTGTCTTAATGCGTCAGCTGGTCGCAAGAAGTCATAACTGATAACATTTGTCATGTCTATCATTACATCTCTTACATCACCCTCTCTTGTATTGGCGATACCTGACTGATATCTAAACTTGGCAGGTCTGGCCTTTGCGCCACCCATACCTAGTAAACTCTCTACACTACGAAAGAAATAACCATCAGGTGTTTCATAGAACAAATAACCTGCGTTCTTGTAGTTGGCACTCTTAGCATAACTGCTTAAAAAATTGATTGCGTTCAATGGTCGCAAATTAGGTATTACATACTTCGTATTCGTGGCAGTCGGTTCAAAATAAAACTGTTTCTTACTGTTGAGTTTGTTCTTGCCTCTGAATATATCTTCTACTGCGTCTTCTAATGGTCCTGAGTATGCACGGCTAATTCTATTGATTGATGAAAAATACATCTCACTTGAACAAAAGAATATCTTATAATATTGACCTCTGCCACTTGCATTAGCACTATCTTGTCTTACTTCATCTATCTTATATACTTGAAATGGGTAACCATCTTCTTCTGTTGCATTTACACCTATCATACCTGGTGTACTGAACACTAGATTTAATTTCTCCATGCCTGTAATTGGCAACACTGTGCGTATGTCTTGCATATCATACACGGTGATTGCGCCAACCATGGTATTTGAATAGATATCTTCGGTCAGTTCAACATTCAATGTGATAGGTTTGATGTTAACTTTGTGTGGTGTTTGTTCGCCTTGGTGTCTTCTATAAGATATAAGTTCTACTTTGTCAAGGGTATATTCACCTGCTTGTTTTATTTTGTTTTCTGGCATGTCATTATGTTCTCAATAACTTCTTCATCTCATCTTCAAACATACTTAAATAGTTTGGAGATAAAATTTGAATTTGTCTTCTCTCATCTTCTAATCTTTGTTCGTATTCGTAATTTGATACTGATTGGCCATCTACATCGCTACTGTCAACCTCTATGAAATGATTAAGGTCACCAGGTCCTTGGCCTTTCAGTCTACCACTTGATTGTAATTTTTCGTAATGATGTATACCACCTGGTTCTGCGTACTTGTCGTTGACATATTCTTCAAATCCTTGAAATGATTTTGGCCAGTCATGGTTTCTATCAACAATGTTATTCATTAGGCATACAACATACCAATAATCTGTACTACCATAAACCTTAAATGCCACATCTTCTGGTTTCTCACCACTATCTACATCGTATTTGTCTAACAAGGCAAGGTTGTCTTTTACTTTACTTCTGACTTTAATTCTTCTGAATATATCAGTCGCAAGTTTTACATTGCCATCACTTTTGATATCATACTCTAGTTTAGGAAATTGTTGAAAATATTTTGCCATTACATTCCCTTATTGTAAATGTTGTTCTTAGTAATGAATTCTGTTTCTGTAAACCCTAGTGCTAGTTTGTAATGAATAGGTGCACCGGTTTTACTGAATGCCTTAAACTCACCCTCTGGTCCATAGTTTACATCTACACTTGTACATACACATTTTGCTATTTTATTCATGTAAGTATTATTTTTTGCTTCGCCATCCGCACTATCTATATACATGTAATGAATTTCAAACTCACTAGGCACAATAAACATTCTGCCGGCAGACTTAGATTCCATACCTGGCGCACTGTGATATTTAAACAATGAAATAATATTAGAGGCTGCGTCTAGTTCTTGTTGACTTCTAGGCCAAAAATCAAATGTATATGAGAAACTTCTGAATTGTGGTCCTGTATAAAATTGTTCTTCTCTTGGATTGACTGCAACACCAAGTGCTTTACTTACTACCTCTGTTGCATTACCTAGACCAAGCGCATCAAGAGCTTCACCTACAACATTCTTACCAAAAGCAGCTGCACCTCCTAATGCACCAGTTGTAATTGCGTCTAATCTATCAGCCGTACTAGTTGCTGAAGATAAATTACCAACCATATTTGCTATATCACCTGAAAAATTTGTTTCTTTGACCTCGTAATCATTTTTATATGATACTGTTACACCTGGTGGCATATACAATGCAATAGCACTTGTAACGGATGTATGTGTCGGCATTTCTGAATAAATTGAAGTGTCTTGTTTTACAGCGGCCACATTACCAGTTTGTTTTCTCAAATTACCTATTGAGCCTGGACCTTGTGACTTTGTACCTAATCCCATGTCAGCAGAAAATTGTAATTGTTGGCCTGCATTACCAAATCTATTCATTAGTGTGTAAAATAATATGTAGTGACCTTGTTCGTTGTTTGTAAGGTCTAGTGGATATTGTACTTGTGAGAAATCTAAAGGATTTCTCTTCAATGCTTCCATAGGACTATCTTTTGCCTCAAGCGGAGATTTCTTCAACAACTGAGCAGCCACTTTACCTTCTGCACCTGATATAGCACTGCCTGATGTTAGACCACCTACTGCACTCGTAATATCATTCAAAAATGGTGTTGCCATTTTGCTTAGATGTGATTTAACTTTATTAAACATGAGTTATAAATATCCTTGTATTATGGTAATATTTATATAGATTATAGGTGACTAAATGAGAAAGAGTTATAAAGGTTTATACAAACCTAACAACCCCAAGAAATATGTCGGTGACCACAATAGAATAGTGTATCGTTCACTATTAGAGCGTAGGTTTATGGCATATTGTGATAGAAATGAAGATATCAAATATTGGGCATCTGAAGAATTACCAGTTCGATACTTCTCTCCACTAGACAACAAATGGCATAGGTACTTTCCT